GTCGAAATTTTGTGCGCGCGAGTTTGAAAACGGCTAGGGGTGCCACTAAACGCGGTGAGTACATGATCAAAGCGCTGAAACAATGGTGGCACTCTCGATACTTACGCGCTAAGCGGAAGGCCGCGGAGCGAACCGGCGGCCAGTATTACGGCTCCGGTGGAACCATTCACCAGACCGGCCATGTCGACGTAGAGACAGAGAACGGACAAGTCGTCGCTGTCTGGTTTAGGTGCTGTCCGCTCCCCTTTGAGCAGAGCGAAGTTAATCCGTCGCGAGCTGAAGATATGCGGAGAATGTATCCGCGACCATATCGTCTGGTCGGCGTCGAGACGAAGGCGGAATGATGCGAAAAGCGGGGCCCGGCGAGCTTGTGATGGCCAAAGTTATCAGCCCGGATGGCAAGACGCGGTTACTCCTACAGATCGAGGACCTGGAGCAGATCCCGCTTGCACATATGGAGTTAACGAAGGCAGAAGCCGAATTACTCCAGGAAAATCTAGCCTCGGCAATCCGAAAGATCTGGGGGGAATAATGGGAACGCGAGGACCAGTCCGACAGTCGAGGGACCTCCAGGCGGTGAAGGGCAACCCGCGGAAGCAGAAGCAGGGGCCGCCACCGGCGAAGCTCGAGGCCGGCGTCCCGGTCATGCCGAAGACGCTGTCGAAGGAAGCAAAAAAGCAATGGGAGGAGCTGTCACCGGCTCTGGTGGCGGCAGGTTTACTGACCCCCCTCGACGGAGTTCTCTTCGCCGAATTGTGCGAAGCGGGCGGTCGCGTCGCGGAGCTTCGAGCCTATATCAAGCGGTACGGCCGGCACATTCAAAACCGGAACCGGACGAAGACGCTCCGCTCGGAGGTCAAGGAACTCCGCGAGGAACTGAAGCAGTATCAGAAGCTCTCCGATCTATTCTGCTTGACACCGACAGCCCGCGCGCGTCTTAATGTTGTCGTGAAACAGCCCAGGACAGCCGATGACGACCGAAGTCGCGAAAAGTTCTCAATTTTACATCCAGGGGCTTGAAACATACGAACTCCGGAAGGCTCACTCTCTCAAGCTCCGCGAGTTCTATTACAAACCGGAAGAGGCCGAGCGCTGGGTTAAGTGGTTCGAGCGCTTCCTGACGCATACACAAGGGGAGACGGTCGGAGAGCCGCTCCTCCTGGCTCGGTGGCAGAAGCGAGTCATCCGGAAGCTCTTCGGCTGGCGTCGCGTGAAGGACGACACGCGAAGGTATAAGACGGTCTTCTGGTACATTCCCAGGAAGAATGGGAAGACTTTGTTGATGGCAGGGATCGCGCTCGGGCTGATCGCGATCGACGGACAGAAGCGCGCGTCGGTTTACGTGGCGGCGGCGACAGAGAAGCAGGCCGGCGAACTCTTCGGGATGGCTCGCGACATGATCAAGCAGAACGAGGATCTCTCGGAGATGTTCGAGATCGTCGAGTCGACTAACACGATAGTTCATAAGGAGAGCGAGTCCTTCCTCCAGGTGCTCACCAGCACACCGAAGGGTAAGGCCGGCTCGAATCCATATGCCGGCATCATCGACGAGTATCAGGATCAGCCTAACGTGAAGCTCCGGAACGTCATCAGAACGGGGATGGTCGCGCGTAAAGAGCACTTGATGATCTACATTTTGACCGCGGGAGACGACAAGTTCAAACCGTGGTTTTATGAGCTTCAAAAAGCGAAGAAGATCCGGAAGAAGATCATCAGGAACGAGAGCTATCTTCCGCTGATCTTCGAGGCAGACCTGGACCGCTTCGAGTGGGATTCGATGGAAGCGGCGCAGCAGGCTAATCCTGGATTCGGGATCTCTGTGCTCGAGGAGAACCTCCAGGAGCTAATCGAAGATGCGCGACTATCGGAAGCGGATAAGAAAGCGTATCTACAATATAACCTCAATGTCACCACTCAGCGCGAAGCGAGATATATAAAGGAGAAGGACTGGTCTAAGTGCTTCGAGGATTACACCGAAGACGACCTCGCGGGGCTGCCGTGCTTCGGCGGGATGGACCTCGCGAAGGTCTCCGATCTCTGCGCGCTTGGATTAATTTTTCCATTTTACCGATGGGAGGAGCGGCTTCGTCCGGACGGAAAGGGGATGGAAGTGGTGACGCTCGTCCGTTACAAGACGCTCGGCTGGACCTGGCTCCCGGAGGATGCGATCGAGCATGGCGAGATGGAAGGTTATCCATATCTCGACTGGAAGGCGAAGAAGTTCGTCGAGGTCACTCGCGGCAATTGCACTGATTACGGGGTTATCCGGAATCGCATCGTCGAGCTGGGGAAGAAGTTCAAGATCCAGCAGCTCGGTTATGACCCGTATCTCGCGACGGAGATCGTCCAGAACTTGCAGGACGACGACGGCTTTAAGATGGTCGAAGTCCGACAAGGATCACTGACGATGTCACCGGCGGTGTACCGCTTCGAGCATCTGGTCTTAAGTCAAGAAATTCGCCATAATAACCACGAGATCATGAACTGGCACGTCTATAACGCGGTCGTTATAGAGGAGAAGAAAAACTTGCGAAGTGTAAGCAAAGAAGCGAACGAAGAGAAGATCGACTTACTTACGTCGCAACTGATCGCGCTGAAATTGGCAATGGTGGCACCGAAGCCTAAACGGAGCATTTACGAAGATCGCGGTCTGCTGTCAGCCTAGAAGGGTCAAGGATGATTAAATTTTTTCAGGCGCTCCTTAAACCCTTTCAGCGACGAAGCTCTCTCTCTAATCCTGACGGCTGGTTTATCAACATGGCGGGCGGTCAGCCGACATTCACGGGACGGCCCGTCACTGCCGCGACGGCGATGCAGTCGATCGCGGTTTATGCCTGCGTGAAGATTCTCGCGGAGTCGGTCGCGTCGTCGCCGCTCTTCGTCTACAAGCGCATCGGAGCAGGGAAGGAGAAGGCCCGCAACTTCTACCTTTACCCGGTGCTCCATGGTTCGCCGAATGATCAGCAGACCTCGTATGAGTTTAAGAGCCTGGTGATAGCTCATTGGGCGCTCAGGGGTAATCACTACTCAGAGAAGTTAATGGACCAGGGAGGTCGCGTCCGCGGGCTGTCTCCGCTCGATCCGGATCGCATGTCGATCAAGTGGGGTCCGGGCGGCGATCTGATTTACGAGTATCGCTTCCGGAACGGCGGGCAGAAGGAATTCACTCCTGACCAGATCTTCCACTTCCGCGGGCTGTCGACCGATGGCATATGCGGACTGAGTCCGATCGCTCAATTCCGGCAGGCCATCGGCGTCGCTCAGGCTCAAGAGGAATATGCCGGCCGAATGTATGGGAACGGGATGCGCCCGAGCGGTGTCTTCGAGCATCCCGAAGTCATGTCCCAGGAAGCGCACGAGCGTCTTCAAGAGTCGATTAAGGAGCGATACGTCGGGCTCGAGAATGCTGGTAATCCGGTCATTCTTGAAGAGGGCATGAAGTGGCATTCGATCAGTATGACTGCTGAGGATGCTCAATTCCTGGAGAGCCGGAACTTCCAGGTCGCGGAGATCGCGCGGATCTTCCGCATCCCGCTCCATATGCTAAACGAGCTTACTCATGCGACCTTCAGCAATGTCGAGCACTTAGGGATCGACTTCGTCGTCCATACGCTTCGACCGATCCTCGTCTCCCTGGAGGAGAGTCTCGCCTTCCAGCTCTTAACACCGGCAGAGCGAGAAGACTATTCGATAGAGTTCCTGGTCGACGCACTGCTTCGGGGGGATACAGAGAGTAGATTCAAGGCATATTCGATAGCGAGAGTTAATGGATGGATGTCTGCGAACGAGATCCGAGAGAGGGAGAATATGAACCCGCTCCCTCCGGAAGTCGGCGACGTCTACCTGACGCCGGTCAATATGGCACCGGCTGATCAGCAGACGGACCAGGGCGACGGGAAGAAGCCGGCACCGCCCGAACCGAAGCCGAAGCGCTTCCTCGAGTTCGATCACTCCGGATACATTGTCGAGGGATCGCCGCTCCATTCGGCCCTGGACATTCTCCTCCGCGATGCCTTTCACCGGATGATCACGAAGGAGATCAAGGCCATCGACGCGAAGATCCGGAAGGTCGCGCAGGACGGATCCGTCGACGATATGCAAGCCTGGTTATTAGACTTCTATGCTGAGCAGAGGTCGTATTACCTGAAGACGGTCGGACCGACCGTCACCGCGATAAGCGATCTGGTAGGCGACGAATGCGAGCCGATAGACCTCGACTCATGGGCGGATGCATATATCACGAAGCATCGGAGAGCGATCGAGAGCGCGCTCCGCAGGGGAGACGGATCAGAGATACTCCGGGATTGGGCGGGGACAGCGATCCAGTGGAAGACCGGCGGGGATGCGCGCGAAGCGGTCCAGACCGCGAGACTCATGGTCAGGGAAAGGAGCAAGGACAATGAACGAAAAAATTGAGCGCCGCTACATGCCGGCGGCCGAGCTTCGAATCGAAGAGGTCGAAGAGAACGGGACGAAGAAGAAGAAGATCGCCGGATACGCTTCGGTGTTTAACTCCCCGAGCGTCGACCTGGGCGGCTTCCGCGAGATCGTCAAGCCTGGTGCCTTCGACCGCAACTTCGGACCGAACGGGCCGACGGCCGACGTCCGAGCCCTGGTCGATCACGATCCCAGTAAGATCCTCGGAAGGACGAAGTCGGGAACGCTGTCCCTGAGCGTCAGATCGAAGGGCCTTTATGTGGAGATCGATCCTCCAGACACTCAAGTCGCGCGAGATTTAATGAAAACGATCGAACGCGGTGACGTCGACGCGATGTCCTTCGGCTTCCGGACGCATGGCGACAAGTGGGGAAAGAAGGACGGGGAGACGATTCGGGAGCTTACAGACGTTGAACTCTTCGACGTCTCGGCGGTGACATTCCCAGCTTACCCGGATACACAAGTCGCACTTAGATCACTTGATCTATTCCAGAAGGAAAATCCAGAAGATCCGGCACCGCAGGCACCAGAGCCAGGCGTCCAGGTTTCAGTCCGTCGTCGTCAGCTCGATCTCCTCGACGCTTGACACTCTGAAAAATGTCCGGTAATCTTCGGGTCATAAATTCGGCGACGCCGAGGTATCCGGAGCCAGAGTAGCTGCCCTGCCGAAAGCGTCAAACAACCCGCCCGACTAGCAGAGTTTTAGTCGCGAAGTTGCAAACAAACCGTTTATTCGGTATGTGCAACTCGCGACTTTTGATATTTAAGCGACTGCCATACCGCACACCAAAATAAGGGGTGTACAGATGGAAGGATCAGCGCAGGAATTACGACAGGAGCGGGCCCAGGTTTGCGAGCAGCTCCGCACGCTTAACGACACCGTCGAAGCGCGCGGCGACGGATACACGGGCGAAGAAGACGCGAATTATAAGAAGCTCTTCGCAAAGCAAGAAGAATTGAAGTCCGAGATCGAGAAGATCGAGACCCGGAAGCAGGCGGACGATCAGCGTAAGTCGGATCTCGCGGCTCTTACTGGCGAGATGGCGAAAGTTAATCCTCCGTCCGAGCGACTCGGTCCGAATGGTGGACAGAAGGCAGCGCTCGATCCTAACGAGTCCCGATCGGCGCGCGCTCGCAAGTCCGACGAATATCGCGACCAGTGGAGACACTGGCTATTGACGGGCGCCGGGCAGCCCGAGCTTGAGGAGCGGTCTTTCCAAGCCGACCTGGGAACGCAGGCCGGTTATCTGGTCATGCCGATGGAGACAGCCAATCAGCTCATTAAGTTTATCGACGATAACACCTACATTCGGCAGCTCGCGACGAAGTTCACGGTCGAGCGCGCGGTCTCCCTGGGCGCTCCTCAGTTAACGACCGATCCAGCCGATTCCGACTGGACGACAGAGCTGGCGACGGGCTCGGAAGATACGGCGATGGACGTCGGGCTCCGTGAGTTGATTCCTCACCCATGCGCGAAGCAGTTCAACATCTCGAACAAATTGCTCCGCATGGCAGCCATGAACGTCGAGCAATTCGTCCTCCAGCGTCTCGCCTATAAGTTGGCGATAACGCATGAGAAGGCATTCCTTCTCGGAAGCGGCGCTCAGCAACCGCTTGGAGTCTTCACGGCGTCAAGCAACGGCATCCCGACATCGCGCGACGTCTCGACCGGCAACTCGACGACAGAGCCCCAGTTCGACGGCTTGATAGCTTGCAAATACGCGATCAAGGACCAATACAGACCGCGGCTCCGCTGGTTATTCCATCGCAATTGCCTGGAACTTATCGCGAAGAAGAAAGACGGTAATGGCAACTACATCTGGCGGGAATCGGTCCGCGCAGGGGAGCCGGACAGCGTCCTCGGCATTCCAGTTCTGTCGTCTGAATACGTTCCGAACACATTCACGACCGGGCTGTATGTCGGAATTCTCGGAGACTTCTCCAACTACTGGATCGCCGATGCGCTGGACTTCCAAGTCCAGAGACTCGTCGAGCTAAACGCGAAGAAGAATCAGACTCTCTTCATAATCAGAGCGGAATCTGACGGCGCTCCCGTTCTTGCGGAAGCATTCGCCCGCGTCAAGCTGGCGTAATTTCCCCGGTCCGCGATAGCAGCTTAGAACAAGGAGCTAAGACAGATGCCAAATTTAAACCTCTTGAAGGAGATCAAGGTCACTCGCGTATTGAACGCGGTCGCGGCCGGCACCACGAACCAGACAAGCTCGACGATCGATATGGAGAGCTGGGACGGGGTGATGTTTGTCGCGTCCTTCGGCACGCTCACAGGTGGCGCGGTGACAAATATCTATGCGCGACAGGGACAGCAGTCGGGCATGGGCGACGCGGCCGACCTCGCGGGGACGAAGGTATCGATCCCGGACACGGACAGTAACAAGGTCCTGGTCCTCGATGTTTTCAGACCTGCGGAACGATATGTCAACTGCATTGTTGGCAGAGCGACCGCGAACGCCGTGATCGACGGAGTCGTCGCGATCCAGTATAAGGGTCGCGTAACTCCATCTGTTCAACCGGCCACCGTGTCGGCGAGCAAGCTCTCGGTATCACCAGACGAAGGCACGCCATAAAACGCTCTTCTGGCGGGCTCCGTCGTGGGGACTTCGGAGCCTGCCAGAAGATAAACCGACGCAGCAAAGGAGCGATCAAACATGCCGGATCTTACGGTTCAGAACAAAAATTATATTAAGCAGGGCGGGAACGATCAGGTCATCGCTTCCGGCGGACGGATTCTCTGTGAATCGGGCGGTACGATCGAGACTCCCGAGATCGGGAATCAAAATGTCGTGGGATATTCCCCGGTAGTACACCGGGTAACGGTCGCCGACGGCGCAACCGCTGACGTTGACACCGTTCTGACTTATAAGACGCGAATCCTCGACGTCTTGGTCATTAAGACCGTGGCAGCCGGCGGCGCGTCGGACACGATCACCGTCAAGAATGCCGGCAACGCGATAAGCAACGCGATAAGCATCAACATCGCCGACCAGACGACGGCGAGAGCTACCACGATCGATGATGCGAACTACGAGATCGCGGCCGGCGGGACGCTGCGCGTTACCAGGACGAAGGTCAGCGGCAATAACGTCGCCTGCGAGGTCGTTATCTACGGGATAAGGGTCGCCTAACATGCAAGTCCAGAGATACGACGTAACAGTAACGACGGATGGATCGGGCAACGCGACAGTCTTCAGCCCGATACTTACCGGGCGGATTATAAACATCATCTACACCGCCGACGGCTCAACGCCGTATGCCGGCACGGTCGATTTTACGATCACGCTCGAAGCCACCGGTCAAGGTCTCTGGACAGAGTTAAACATCGCGGGATCGAAGACGGTCTCGCCTCAGCAACCGACGCATGACCAGGTCGGCGCGGCGGCTCTCTACGCTGCTGGCGGTACGGCGGTCAGAGACTTTGTCTTTGCGGCCAATGACCGCGTCAAGATCGCGCTCGCACAGGGCGGCGCGACGACCAAGGGACTCTTTCAGATCATAGTGGGGTAAATATGAAAGTCCGAATGTTGACGATCCTCGCAAGTCCTGATCATCGGTGCGACGCCGGGAAAGAGATCGATCTTCCCGACGACTTCGCTCTAGCGCTTGTCGAGGGCGGCTATGCGATCCGCGTCGATCTGCCGGCAGTCGAGCCGGTCGCGGAAGAAGCGGAAGACGCGGCCGAGGACGAATTTGGGCTCGTCGAGTCGGCGGCTCTTGAGTCCGAAGAGACGGCCGCTCTTCCACCAACGAAGGGCAAGCGGAGGTCATAAGTGAGTGGGTTACTTCCGGACTGTCGCGCCCGCGAGCGAGCCTCTGACATTGTCGGAGGCGAAGCTACATTTACGCGTGGATCAGTCGTCGGAAGACACTCTGATCAATACGTTAATTGGAGCGGCTCGCTGGCACGCGGAGACCTACACGCGGCGGGGCTTCATCAACCAGACCTGGGAGCTTTACCTGGACGGATTCCCCTCGTCCTGCCAGGCAGCTCCCTCTTACACGGCCGGACGAGCCGGAATTATCCGGCTGGAGAAGGCGACGGTGTCGGCGGTCAACTCGATCATCTACGTGGACACCAACGGCACGCCCCAGACGCTCCCGACGAACGACTATCAAGTCGACCTGAAGAGCAGTATTCACCCCAGGATCGCGCCCGCTTACGGGAAGAGCTGGCCGTCGACGCGAGCCATCATGAACGCGGTCACGGTGAACTTCACGGTCGGCTATGGAGCTTCTGGGACCGCGGTGCCGGAGCCTATCAAACAGGCAATGCTATTGCTAATCGGCGGTTGGTATCAGAATCGCGAAGCGATCGTTCCCGGCGTGTCGGTCGCCGAGCTTCCGCGACCGCTCGCGGTGGACGCGATTCTCTGGCAGCACCGCGCGGTATTTATCTAATGCGCGCCGGCGATATGGACAGACGCATTGACATCATGACCCCTAACACGGGCCGAGAGCCTGTCTATGGGTCAACTGTAAAGACGCCAACTTTATATCTAACTTGCTGGGCGCGCGCTAAATACATGCGCGGCGAGGAGAAGTTCGTCGCCGCTCGAGAGATCCAGTCAGGAATCGACGCGATCTTTCAGATCCGCTATGACGCTGGCGTCAAGCCGATCATGCACATTCGATACAACGGCGCGGATTACGACATCGTCTCGATCCAGGAGATCGGTCGTCGCGAAGGGCTGGAGATCGTCGCGAGACGTCGCGGAGGCTCCGGCAATGGCTAAATTTGTCCGCGGGCTTGAAGACGTCGCGAAAAGGCTGAAGACATTTGCCCCGGAGCTGGCTCGCCGTCATTTACTGCGTGCGACTCTCGCCGGCTCGAACCTGATTAAGTCGGCTGTCGAAGGGAAAGCGCCCGAAATGACAGGACTCCTCAAGAAGTCCATCGTCATCGCGGCGCCGTTCCGTAAGCGACCGCTTTCAGTCACCGACATTATTCGAATCACCGATAAATACTGGTCCCCTGGTGACGTCGGCGGTCCGGGTCATCAGAAGGCTTTCACGGTCACGCGCGGCAAGAATAAAGGGAAGAAGGTCTCATTCTTCGCCCGTTCGAAGGAGACGCCTCCGAGCGGATATGCCTACATTCTCGAGCGCGGATTCGTGAAGCGCGGACGCCGTGGCAGAGTCCGGGCGCGGCGATTCTTCAGGGATGCCTTCTATAGCAAGCGCGAGAAAGCGGTCGACGCGATCGCCGCAGCGCTGCGCCTCGGCGTGGAAGACACCGCGAAGCGGCTGGGCGGTGGCAGATGAGCATAAGAGCCGCGATCCTTGAACTACTGGAGACGCACCAGCCGATCACCGATATCGTCGGCAATCGGATCTATCCCGTCAAGATGGCCGACAACGATCCGGTTCCCGGCTTGATTTATGGTGTCACCGGCGGCGCTCAGGAGATGGACCTTAAGCAAGCCGATCCCCTGGTCGTCGGGACATTCGAAATCGACTGCATAGTCGACGACGGTCAATATCCGAAGCTCGTCAGCCTGAACAAGGCTGTCGTCGACCGGCTGTCCGGCTTCGCCGGCAGCGCGTCCGGCGTCGAAATCCAACTAATCAAGCTCGATGACGATCAGGATATGTTCGACTTCCAGAGTCTGAAGTATGTCTCAACGCTCGAGTTTACTGTCTGGTACACCAGAGGAGGAACCTAATGAATCGCCGCATTTACAGCGTACTAGCAGCGCTTTTAACGCTACTGTCCATAGCACCGGCAGCGCTCGCGGTGAGGACAACCCTAACACCGGTCAATCCTCCATCGCTTAAGGCGACCATCGCCGCCAACTCTGCCGACTATACCGAAGTCGGCGGTGACTCGGCTAATGGTTATATGTTCACGGCAACCGGCCGCGAACTAATTCTCGTCCACAACACCGACGCCGGCTCTCAGAACTGCACCGTCGTATCAACCGCGATCGAAGGCAGAACCGGCGACATAGCGGCTTACAACCTGTCAGCCGGCGAGTTCGCCGTCTTCGGACCGTTCCCGCTCCTCGGCTGGCAGCAGTCATCCGACGGGATGATCTATATCAACGCGTCCCACAACAACGTGAAATTTACGATCGTTAGGCTCCCCTAAGACTGCTCGTCAGTCCGCATTCGCCACCAAGGAAAGGAAATAGATAATGGCAATTTTAGGAAGAATCGGACACGGCGCTAAGCTCTCGCGGGGCGACGTGGCAACGCCGACGAACTTCGTCGAAATTCTCGGCGCGACAAACATCCAGGGGCTATATCCGGAACTCGACACGCTCGAAGCTACGGAGATGCACCAGACAGACTTCAGGAAGCGGTACATCCCCGGCATGATCGACCTCAACCCGGTAACTGCTCAGGTGAACTTCAAGGTCGAAGACACGACCACTAAGAACCTCAGAGCGGACATTCTCGCTCGCGCGGCGCGCTATTTCCGGATTACCTATCCGAACGGCTCTACGGTGGACTTTACCGCTTTCGTGGTATCGCTTCCGCACGAAATCCCGAACCAGTCGACGATGACCGGGACGCTGACTCTCCGTCCGGACGGCGAAAACCTGACGTTCACCGACGCTTAATCCTGAGGGATCGAGCGGAACTCATCACGAGGGGATCTAATCATGACCAATTCAGACATACCGGCCGTCACGCCAGAGATGCTTCTGGCCGTATCAAGGCGGAAGGAGAAGCGCGTCGAAGTCGACGGGCTCGCATCAGCCCTGGTGCTGAAAGAACTCAGCGTTAAGGAACGGCTCGAGCTGGACAAGGTAAGCAGGAACGAAGACGGCGAGCGCCCCTGGCTGGAATTCCAAGCATGGCTGATCGTCGCCTGTCTCCATGACGAGAACGGCGTCCGCATCTTCCCCATGACCGAAGACAGTCTCGGTCATGTCAGCTCGCTATGTTCCGACGTCTTCGACAAGCTCTCGCGGGCGGTCCTTCGCGTCAATGGATTTATTCCCGAAGAAGGCGAGGGCGCAGGAAAAAACTCCGAGACTCCCCCGAGCGACGATTCGTCCTCGAGCTTAGCCTCGAATACGGAATCCCTCCGGGGGAGATCAGAGAGCGGCTTAATAGCAGCGATCTAGAGGAGCTAAGGCAATTTTGGCAGCTACACAGATACGGAGTCGTCGAACGGAATCGGCAGCATGCTCAGTTGATGCAAGCTCTATACAACTTCATTTTGCCGCGGGAGGGCGCCCCCTGGCAGCTCTGGGAACTCACTCCCGGAGCCGAGCCTCCGAAGCCGAAGGAAGTCGACGAGAACGCATGGATCGCGCAGCACGATCACATGAGATCAGTATGTGAGGCACTAGGGACGGTGGTAAAACGTGGCGAAGATCGGATCGCTTGAGTTAGAAGTAAAGGCATCGCTCGCGAAGTTCGAGAGCGATATGAAGCGCGTCTCGACCACGACCACACAAACCGCGAAGACAATGGAGTCCGCGATCGGCGGGTTCCAGAAGGCGATCATCGGATTAGGCGCCGGCTTCTCCGCAATCCAGATAATCAAGAGCGCGGATCAGTTCAACACGCTACAGCAACGGATCAAGACGGCGACGGCGGCGACCGGCGATTACACGAAGGTCTCCCAGCAACTCTTCCAGATATCCCAGCGGACCGGCGCGTCCTTGAAGGACAGCGTCGACGTCTTCCAATCGCTCGCGCGAAGCAGTAATGAACTGGGCGCGACGAATGCCGACATTCTCAAGCTGACCCAGACGGTCCAGGAACTCGGCACCATTGGCGGGTCGACTGGGCAGCAGATGTCTAACGCTCTAATGCAGTTCTCGCAGGCAATGGCCGGCGGGACCGTCCACGCGGAAGAGATGAACTCGATCCTGGAAAACATGCCCGAGCTGGCGAACCGGATCGCGAAGGGAATGGGCATGACCCAGGGCGAGCTTCGGAAGGCTATTGCGAGCGGCAAGATCCTTAGTAAGGACGTCTTCGAATCGCTGATCAAGCAATCCGGCGAGATTCACGCGCAATTCGAGAAGATCCCCATGTCGCTCGACAAGTCCCTCCAGGTGCTCCAGAACTCGGCGGTCGACTTTGTGGGACAGCTCGATCAAGCGAGTGGATTCACAACTACCATGGCTAAGGGCTTTCAGGAGATGGCCCTGACCGTGCCTGAAGTGGCATCAGCACTTAAACAAATTGGCGATGTATGGGAACGTAAGCTCGCCAACATGAAGATTGATCAGCGCGGACTGCTCGGCGTCGGCACTGGTGGCGCCGCATTGCAGAACCCGGACTTCGTCCGCGGCGTCATGGGCAACATCCCGAACATGCTCGACGTAATCAACGCTGCCGGCGCTAAGAAGCCGCTGGCGTCGACGGGCGGGCGCTCCGGTGCCGGTCCGACGAAGGAAGAGCTTAAGGGACTCGCCAGTTTTAAGGACTTCATCGCGGATCTGAAAGAGCAAAATAAGGAACTCGAAGCGCAGGCTAAACACGAGAAGGAAATCGGGGCTGGAGTCTCGGCGGAAGTCGAGCAGCTCAAGAATAAACACCGACTCTATGAGCTAATCAAGAATCCAACGGACGCGCAACTGAAGGCAGTCCGCGATATTACGGCGCAACATTCGAAGCTCGAAGTGCAACTCGAAGCGATCAAGAAGAAGAAGGAAGAAGAGAAGAAGCTCGAGGAAGAGAAGCTCGAGCTATTGAAGAAACAGGCCGAGGAATACTTCGAGATGCAGGAGAAGACTCAGAAGCGCATCGACGACGCGCGAGAAGAGAACGACCTCCTCCAGATGTCGCTCGACATGACGAAGAAGCAAGCGGAGCTGGAGCGGCAAATTGCCGAAGCCAAGAAAGAGAATCCTTTCCTGTCCCCCGATCAGGAATTCGAGATCCGGGAGAACTTCGAAGAGAAGCAAGCAATCGAGGTCTCCGCGCGCTCCCGCGATTACATGGAGACGCTCAAGAAGCAGACCGAAGAACTTGAGCACCAGAACGAGATCGCAGAGATTTCTAAACAATATGGAGAGTATGCCGCCGAATATGCCAAGCAAGAATACGAGATGCGGAAGGCGATTAACGGCGAACTCACAGAGCAGGACGCACAGTATCGTGATCTGAATGATACTGAGCGCGAGTTCCTCCAGATGGCCACTCAGCGCGCGCAGCTCGCGAAGGAAGAGAACGAAGCACGCGCGAAGGCGAAGACGATCATCGAAGGACTGAAGTCCGAGCAGGATAAATATAACGACAGCCTCGGCGAACTCGCGGAACTCTATCACCGCGGGCTGATCTCATTCGATCAGTATGCACAGGCAGCGAAGAATATGGACCCGCACTTCAAGCAAATGTCAGAGACCGCGAAGGACATGACGAAGTCCCTGTCGAACGCCTTCAATAAAGCCATTGACGACGGCAAAAAATTTAAGGACATCGTCAAGGATCTAGGCAAGGAGATGATCAAAATCGTCGCGAATCGCTTCGTCTTCCCGCTTGTCGAGCGCGGTCTTAGCGGACTCCTGAATAGGATCTTCCCCGGCAGCGGTGGCAGCGCTAATCCTGGGAAGAATGCCTTCCCTGGTTATCCGAATGTCAACCCGTCGCCTGGGCAACTTTACGACCCGTTCGCGATGGCGAACAACGTCCCCGGCTATGCCTTCGGCGGTCCAGTCTCGCCCTGGTCTCCGGTTATGGTTGGCGAGCGGGGACCAGAATTGTTTATGCCCCGGATGGGCGGGACGATTGTCCCCTTCGGCAATACCACGATGAGCGATCCGATCCAGGGAATGATCGACGCCTGGCTCCGAGAAGGGACTCAGCCGAATCGCTTCGTCTCGTCCGGCAATCCTCAGGGACTTTGGAATATCGCCTCGGCAACTAACGCCGAATGGGGCGGCGTCTTCCGACAACTCGAGCAGAACCGGATCGAGAACTGGATGAGGCAGGAAGGCGACATCGGGCGGAATCCGAACAACTGGGGCGCCGGTCTTCTGGCTCAGCAATACGCCGGTCGCGCGATGGGACAATTCGGCAGCGCTGGGCTGGGCTCTTACTTCCCCGAAGGGACGCAGCGGGAAGCGATGCTTCGGCAAGCTGGCGTGCAAAATATCGAACAACTCGCATGGGCGCGATATTGGGATCAGCAATACGGCAGCCGGTACGGGCAGGGCATCCCATTCTCTCCGATGAGCATGGGACCGAGCGGCGGCGCATGGCGTCAAGGTCCGCTCGGAATGGTAGACACGCCCTGGAATGTGTATCAGAAGCCATACCAGGGGGCGCGATTCCCGAATTCCAGCGTCGGATCAGACCCAATGCGCGGCATTAGGAGCTGGCCGGGTAACTCAGCGACTCCAGGCGTCCAGGAATATGAGTGGATTCCACGCGCCGGAAGCGGCGGCGTCGTCCCGATGCCTTCGACCGGATACAACACGCGACAAGTTCCTATGCACCAGTTTATGACGCCGATCCCGACGTCGTTCACGACGCCGTGGGAGACGCAGATGTCCAAGTTTACTGGAAGCCTGATGGAGAAGGCTCTCCAGAGCGTCTCCATGGACGGATTTATTGCCAACAAGTTCGCGGACTTGTACCGACAGGCGCTCGGTCCGAATTACTACACGACAGGCGGCAATCCCGCGGTAGGAATGTCCGCTTCGCTCTTCGGAATGGGGATGGGTCGGCTTCGTGGCTTCGCCCATGGTGGCGATCTCGCTGCCGGCAGATGGGCGGTAGTTGGCGAGCAGGGTCCAGAACTTCTGATGTCGCGGAACGGCGGGCGCATCGTCTCAAATAGCGATATGCGTCGCATGGGCGGCGGTGGCAACGTGACTATCAATGTTAACGCGAACTTCGCCCTCGAGATGGGCGGCGAGCAAGGTGGCAACGCGAAGGCTGGTACTGATATCTCCCAGGCGATCCGGCAGGTTGTCGCGCAGGACATACACCAGGGCGGACCGATCGCCAAGTCGATCGAGCGTAATTACAACGCGCGACGCGGCGCTCGAGTGGCGAGGTAAACACCGTGCCGAATGTATGGCCGCCGTCATTGCCGAACATGCTCCAGGGGCTCCAGGAGACCATTCTGGAGAACGTAATACAGACTCAGATGGAAGTCGGACCGTCGAAGCGTCGACTTCGCTCGAGCGCGGCGACGCGAACGTTCGAACTCGAAGTTAAGACCGACCTGACAGGCTATAACGCGTTTATCGCATTCTACGAGACCACGCTTAAATTCGGGACCGATAAATTCGACTGGATCAATCCGTCGACGAATATCGCGTCATCTAATTGCTACATCGAATCACCCACTTATGAGTGGTTCACCGCGAAGAATGTCTCGATTAAGTTCCGGCTTCTTATTCGACCGTATTAGGAGGGCATATGCCAGGTTTCGCCTCAATGGACGATCTGATCGCAGAGATCACGGTAAACGGTAAGTTCCGCTCTGCTGAATTCAGCAAAATAAGCTCGAATGGTGCCACGTCGGCCGCGGGTCGCTGGCATGAGTTCTTTACTGCGACGGGCATCCCCGCGGCTGGATCGTTCTCCGGCTCGGCCGGTGTAGCTACTCAGTTAAACAGATCGAGCGCTGGCTCGATGGACATCGGCGCGAATGTCTCGACCGATATCCGCTCGCTACTGTCTGGAAATATTTGTACCCCCAGCTCTGTGATTACTCCAGCGGTGGCGGTCCTGGTGGACATGCTTCTTTATTATCCGTCCGTCGTAGTTACGGGCGGACCGACCTCGCTCAATAATTCGGTCACTCTTCCGCGTTACACTGACGGACAAGGGGTCATGGCTTTCTGTGCTGTCCAAACAGCTCTCGGAGCGGCGTCTCCTTCGCTTACGCTCACTTATACCGATCAGGATGGAAATAGTGCGGCGTCTCCGATCGCTCTGGTATCGCCGGTAAACTCTGCGCCAGTAAGTACACTCTTCACGGCCAGCGGTGGCCCGTGGCTTCCGCTCAACACGTCAGACACCGGCGTTAAGAAGATCGATTCTTACACGATCGCGTCGGGAACTACCGGAACGGTCGCTTTGGTCCTTTGCAAGCCGCTGACCAGGATTCCCTTGTTAGCTCAATACGTCGCGAGCGAGCGAGACTTCCTGTATCAAATACCCAGCATGCCGCGAGTCTATGACGACGCCTGTCTCGCGTGGCTGATATTGATCGGCGGCGCGATGACGACGTCTCAAGTAATCATGGGGTCCGTCGCGGTCGGATGGGGTTAATAACGTGCTAGTCGTTCAGGGACACTTCGGCTCAAGCGGCACCGTTCGGTGTCTCGGCGGCGCCTCCGGCGGTGTCAACGTCGCCGCGAGCCGACTCGCGGTCGTCTATCCCTGGACAATGCTCGAATTCCGCGGCACGAAGCCAGCCTCGATTCCCTCCGGCTATAAGGGCGGCGTCGCTTATGTGCTGGCTCAATCAGTTATCCCTGCTCTCACAGATGCACAGAAGGCGATCATTCTGAAGACGAGCGTCGGCGACGCCGCCTTCCGTCTGTGCGAGATCAATCACTCGTCATTCTCGTCGCCTTATCGCTTCGCCTCCGACGTCCAGGACGTGATTCACGATGGCAACGTTTACAGCGCTCTCGCCTTCGCCGTCTCTCTGCCGGCTCAGCGGCTCGACCAGGTGTCTCGCGTTACACTGACGCTCGATAACTCTCAGCGCGTCATGATCGCTCCGCTCCGGACCGTTCCCGATGAACCGACCGTAACTCTTCGACTGGTTCTCCTGTCCGATCCTGCCAACACGGTCGGCGCCGTTATGACCTTCAAAATGGAGAACTTCCGATATGTCGCGGAAGGGATCGAATGTTCGCTTCTCTTCGATCGCATTCTAGAGGAGCCATTCCCTGGTAACTATTTCACGCCCGACAAATTCCCCGGCTTATTCGGGGGTAATAGCTAATGCCCGGCGGATCGATAGTCCCTCAACTTCAATTCGGCTGGAACCCTGGCTTCTCTCTGATTCCAGGGCTGAGTCTCAGCTTCAATCTATACCCGCAAAGCGGCGGCATCGCGCAGCAACCGACGATCGCGACACCGCCCCCGATACTCCCCCCAGCGCCGCCGCCGCCGACGCCGCTCCCGACAATGGTCCAGCCGCGCAGGTCGAAGCTCCGGCCGCACATAACGGGCATAGCCAACACTGAGAACCAGGACGGACCGATCCCGCTGATTCTCGGCGATACGGTTATCAGACCGACGCTGGCGGCTCGACAGGTGACGGAAATCGTCGGCAAGAATCAATTCTTGATGGCCTTATTTTGTTTAGGGCATGGTCGCCTGGACGTCTCAGAGATTAAGATCGGCGACAAGCTGATCACGGAATTCGAAGAGGTAACAACCGAGATCCGCGAAGGCACCGCCGCGGACGCCGCTCTGACGATCTTCACGCGAGACATCGAGGAGACAGCGCTCGGCGATGAACTGAAGAAGGATGTCACCATTACGAAGCAGGCGGGACAGCCGGCGGACCGGCTCAGCGTCGACTTAGCTTTCCCCGATGGGCTATATAACGTCAATGCTCAGGGCGTCCGAAGTCAGGCGACCGTCACCGTCAAGATCGAATACAGACTCGCAGCCTCGTCCGACAGCTGGACGAATGTCGGCAATCTGGTTAAAACCGACAATACAACGAGCTTCGCGCGAGCAAGCAAGACCTGGAACGTCACCAGGGCACTTTACGAGATCCGGCTGACGCGACTCACGAACGACGCGACGAGCACGAATATAAGCCGCTCGCTATGGTCGATTGTCCGCGCATTCGACAGCACGACTCCGGCGATCGTCGCGATCAAGGACGATGCCGGCACCGCGATACCGCTTTCCTTTATCGCGGTCCGAATCAGAGCCACTGATCAGATCCAGGGGCAGATAGATCAGCTTAACTGCAGGGTCAAGTCTTATCTGCCGGTGTATAACGGCTCGACCTGGAGCTATTCGATTACAAGTAATCCGGCCTGGGCTCTGGCGCACGTCCTGACATGCGGAGCGAATCGCGCGAAGATTACGCTCGCACAACTGGACGCGGACCAGTTCTTAGCATTCGCGAACTTTTGCGCGTCGAAAGGTTTCACATACAACCGCTCGATCGACGACGACTCGACCGTCCTCGACGTCATGAATTCGATCTGTGCAATGTCGCGAGCGAGCTGGAGCCGTTCCGGCTTCGATGGGAAATACTCGGTTGTCATTGACGACACGAAATCCGTCGTCGCTCAGTGGTTCTCAGCGCGGAACGCATATAACTTCAGCGGCGGCCGGACCTTTACCAAATTTCCGCACGCGCTCCGATGCAAGTTCTTAAACAAAGATGCCAAATATGAGCCCGACACGCGGATCGTCTATGACGACGGATACGACTCGACTAATGCTTTCAGATTCGAGTCCGTCGAATTACTCGGCGTCACCGACAAGGATCACGCATGGAAGATCGGCCGTTATCTGATCGCAGCGGCACGGCTCCGGTCGGAGAAATTCCAGTTTACGACGGACTGGGAGGGACTCGCTTGTACCCGCGGCGACAAGATTAAACTGGCTCATGACGTCGCTCAGATCGGACAGGTCCAGGCGAGAATCGTCTCACTTACCACTAACGGCGGCGGCGACATCACGGCGGTTACGCTCGACGATACAGTCACGATCGCCCCAGGTAATAACTATCTAGCCGAGTTCCGACTCAAGAATCTGACCGAGCGGTCCGAGAGCATCGTTAACACTCCCGGCAACACGTCGACGATTCTATTGACGACACCGATCCCGGCAGCGACGAACCCGAAGCCGGAAGTCGGCGACCTACTCTTCTTCGGAATCACTCCTTCGCTAGAATGCCTGATCGAGTCCGTTGAATACATCGAGGACGAAGGAGCAACGATAACCTGCGTCCCTTATGCTCCCGGAGTCTTCACCGCTGACAGTGGCAGCATTCCGCCGCACACGCCGGTAATTGAATTCCGTCCGGTCATTATGGAGCCTGTCGCGGTGCCGTCGATCTTGTCGATTCGTTCCGATGAGTCGGTCCTGGTCCGCGACGTGGACGGAGCGCTCCGGACGCGCATCCAAATAGTTTGCGACGTCCCCGATCTAAAAGTCACCGTCTTCGAGCATCAATTCCGCGCGACAGACTCGGAAGAATGGAGCCCGTCGACGCGGACCTTCGTCTCTGACGGCGAGGTCAGTGTATTCGGCGTCGAGGACGGGCTGACATACATCGTCCGGCTTCGATCTGTCACATTCCAGGGACAGGCTTCAGACTGGACAACGACCGAGCCCCACTTCGTGATCGGCAAGACGACGCCGCCTCCCGATGTCCCCGACTTGCACCGCGAAGGGGACACGCTGATCGTTCGATATGACACGGGCGTCGGCGTCACGGTCCCGCGAGACTTTGCCGGCTTCAGGTGGAAGTATATCCAAGGCCAGAATACCAACTGGGCGAATGGATTCATGATCTCCGATCTCACGCTGTCGAACCAGCTCTCGCTCGAGCCGCTGCCGGTCGGACTCGTCACGTACATGGTCAAGGCTGTCGATGTCGCGAACAATGAGAGCGCTAACGCAGCTTTCTTGGTTCTCAACCTGGGCGACCCGGTCCTGAACAATATCGTCCTACAGACGGCGCATCATCCGACCTTTACTCTGGGCACGATCACGAATGGCACCGTGACCGGTGGCGTCCTGAAAGCTAATGACGCCGGCGGGCTCTTCTGGAGCGGGAACAATAACGCGCCCTTCTGGTCCGGCAATAACGCGGCGCTCTTCTGGGGCGGCGGCTGGCTGGAGCTAACCTATAGATTTTTTGTCACGGTCGCGAAGTCGATCCGTCTTCCTTGTCGGATGACTCTCGATTATGACATCGTCGCCGAAGGCTTTAAGATCGAATATCGAACGCTGGGCCAGACGCTATTCTGGGACAACTCTCCCGGCGGCGACTCGCTTCCTTTCTGGGATGGCAGCGACGCCGATCTCTTCTGGGGTGATGACGAGACGCAGTTTTCCCCCTGGCCCGGCGAGATATTCGTCGAGTATGAGACTTACGAGTTCCTGATCACATGCCCGGCATCGACGCTCGTCCAGGCTGTCATTAGTACGCTGACCGTCCTCCTGGATGTCGAGGACCAGGTCGAGTATGTGAATTCTCAAACCATCTCCAGCGGCGGGACTCGCCTCACGCTGACGAAGTCGTTCGCGGTCATTAAGAACGTCAATCTTACAGTCGAATTCAACGCCGGTTTTCCGAACGCATTTACCGCACAGAAGATCGACGAAAACATACTCGGCCCGCTAGTGAAGGTCTTCGACACGGCAGGAGTCGCTACATCTGGCATTGTCGATGCCATCGTCCAGGGGTATTAGGTAATGACGAATCCAATTGCAGCAAATTACGCGAATAATAACGCCCGCACTGAGGGCGACATGAAGCAGGTCTTCGAAGACGTTATCAACCTGCTGAAGGAGCAACCCGGCGGCATCAGCAAGACTTCTAAAACGCTGTCCAGCGATTCCTTCGCAGTCGACAATGGCGGCTCTTATTACGTCATGACTGGACAGGGGGGGCTTGCCGACGACCTCGTCACCGTCACCGGTGGCGTCAATGGACATCACATAATCGTCAGATCGGCCGATGCCGCGCAGATCATCACCCTGAAGCATGGCACCGGCGCGAACAAAGTCCGGACTAAGAACGCGCTCGATATCCCGTTGAAGGATGGAATGTACGCCATGCTGCGATTCGATTCCGCTCTCGGCGCCGGGGAATGGGAGACGCTGTATGTCTATTATGCGACGCAGCTCGCCGACGAGCGATCGGCTATGGGGCTTGGTACTGCGTCGACCGCCAACACCGGGACCGGTGCTACGGATGTCCCGACTATAACGAACGCTGACGGCCGTTATGCGAAGCTCGCGGGACTCTCGACTCAAACGTTCGATTGCGCGACTCCGACGCAGGCTCAGCACGCGACGCGAAAGGACTACGTCGATACGGCCGTCGCCTCCGCGGGCGGTGGCGCTATCGCCGGGATCTGTCAGTTCAGGCTCTCCACCGAGAGCGGCGTCCCGGTGTCCAGCTCCGACCGGACGGCTCAGTCGACGATCTACTTAACGCCCATGTACGGCAACGCGATCGGGCTCAAGATATCCGGGACTTGGACAATGAAAACCACGGCCGAGATCAGCCTCGCGCTTTCCGGGCTGACGAGCGGCAAGAATTACGACGTCTGGGCCTATTGGACAGGATCGGTCGTCGCGCTTGAGGTCCTCGTCTGGTCGGACGACCTGAATCGGGCGACTGCTCTGGCGCGCGATAACGGAGCCTGGGTCAAGAGCGGAGACGCGACGCGGCTCTATGTTGGCACCATTCGCACGACCGGCACGACGACGACGGAGGACTCGGCCGCGAAGCGGTTCGTCGTCAATATATTTAATCGGGAGCTTGTGCAATGCAGGGCGACGACTCCGACAGGAGGACATACCTATGGTACGGAATCGTGGCGCGCGTGGAACAATAGCACGACAGTGGGAGAGACGCGCGTCGAATTCCTTATTCCCGTCGCCGGCGGCATGACCGATCTATTTGCTAACGGCACCGCCCGTAATATAACCAGTTCGAAGGTCAGGATCGGAATCGGAGTCGACCAGACCACGGCGAACGACGGAGTCAGCGGCGGCGCCGACAATTCGAACGTCATCGCCTTGATCTCCTCGCACAAGGCAATACTGGCGGCCGGCTATCACAACGCCACGATCCTGGAATTCGGCCAGGCAGCGGCTCCCACTTTCGAGGGGACGAGCGCCTCGAACGGATATGCAACGTCTCTACTCGCGAATATCTGGAGATAAGCAATGACGACAGCACCAGCAAGCGGATATAGCTCGAACGCGAGCCGTACCAAAGGGCAGATGAAGCAGATCTTCGAGGACCTCGTCAGCTTGCATAAGGAGCAGGCAGGCGGCTCGCCGAAGAAGGCGAAGACGCTCGCCTCCGACACCTTCAACGCTGACAACGACTCGAGCTATTTTGTCCTGACCGGAGAAGGGAGCGTCGCGGACAACCTTGCCACCGTGACCGGGGGCGTCGACGGTCGCGAGCTGCGCGTCCGCTCAGCCGACCCAGCGCAGCTAATCACGCTGAAACACAATACCGGCGCGAATAAGATCAGGACACAAACCGGGAGCGACATCCTTCTCGCCGACAAAGTCGTCATAACCATTCGCTTCGACGCAGGTCTCGGCGCCGGTGAATGGGAGGTCGTCGATATGTTCGGGATCGTCGGCGTGGCGGGCAGCACGACACAAGTCATGTTCAACGACGCTGGCGCGCTGGCTGGAGATGCCGGCATGGTGTACGACAAGACGACTGACAAATTAACGCTCGCCGGCGCTCTTAAATCGGTCACGCAAGTCGAAGACGTCAATTCTAATGAGGTCCTGAAATTTTCCAGCACGGCGAGCGCGGTCAATGAGATCACCGTCACTAATAAAGCTACGGGAGCGGGTCCGACTCTGGAGCCAACCGGCGGCGATACTAATATCGATCTGATATTGAGGTCTAAAGGAACCGGATCAGTCACTCTCGCTGACTCGTCTGGCAACGAAGTCATTAAGACGGCAGCTACGGCGAGCGCAGTAAATGAGATCACCGTCACTAATAAGGCCACTGGCGCTAATCCAACTATTGAGCCAACGGGCAATGATACCAACATCGGCTTAAATCTCAAGAAGAAGGGCACAGGGACGGTTCAATATGAAGGGACCGAAATTAGGAAAATCGGCCCAGAATTCACAAGCTCAGACCAGACCATTACGAGCGCCGGCAGCCTGACCATCGCGCACGGACTGGGAGTCGTGCCGACGCATGTATACGCTGCGCTAGTATGTCAGACGGCAGAGGCGAACTACAGCGCCAACGACGTCGTCTTCTACCAGCAAGATGACAGCGCCGCGAGCCGCGGCTATACCTGCGTCGTGGACTCTACAAATTTGAATATACGCTTCGGCTCAGCCGGTAGTGCATTCAGTCTATTAAACAAGAATACGGGATCATCGGCAGCGCTAACCAACGGTAACTGGAAGATCCGCTTCTATGCGAACCGCTAGACAGCGGCGGGCAAATCGCTAGAATAGACACGAAGTCCCCGCTTTGCGAGGGATTATCATGTCATTAATTCAAGGTTTCATCGAAGGTCAGGCGAAGAAGTTCCTGTCGGAGCTGCGTGTCAAGCTGGACAAATGGTTGACAGAGAACGACCTGGACGGCGACGGTCTCAAAGATAAGGAGCAGGCGCTCGCCGACTTCGATCGCATCTCTGCCGGCGTCCGCGCGGCGATCAATCTCGCCGGTCTTCTCGCGGCCTATTGGTCCAAGTTCGGCCCGAAGCAGCTCGCCGAGGCGCCGGACGACCAGGAGTCTCAGACGGTTTAGGTAGATGAAAGGTGGACCATGTTGATAACAATGGGATGCGTGACTCTGGGCTCCCTTCTATTGGCGGCCCTGATTGTTTCCTCGGTTCCCACGCTGAATGTAACGCCGCCGACTGTGAGGTCCGCGCACTTGAAGCGCGGCTCGAGAGAGTCTCAGAGGTCCAGGTCGAACTAACTCGCGTCGGGGGGTATGCCGCGATCTTCATCAGTTCGCTAACGCTGCCGGCACTCCTGGCGATGGACTACACGTCACACCAGAAGGGCAACCCGTGGCCGATTCCCTGGGAAGCCTGGATCGTCGTGCTGTCGGTTCTCTGTGCGCCCTTCGGCGTGAAGGTTATCCTCGAGCTGCGTCGCGTCATTCCCTGGCTCGGTAACGGCAAATGACGACGCTCATATTCAAGCCGACAGCGGAGCAGGTCCAGAAGATCACCGGGAAGCCTCTGGCAAATATCAAGGTGAATCTGCCGGTTATATACGAAGCGCTCGAAGCGCGTCTCATGATCGCGACGCCGACAGTCGTGGCGACACTAGCGACGGTGGCGACTGAGTGTCCATTCGCGCCGATTAACGAATACGGCGGTCCGAGCTACTGGAAGCGATACGAAGGTCGAGCGGACCTGGGCAATACTCAACCTGGGGACGGCGTCCGTTTTCACGGTCGCGGATTCGTGCAACTCACCGGACGCGCGAATTATTCGAAATACGGGAAGCTCATCGGCGCCGACTTGATCGGCTCGCCGGACCTCGCGCTTCAGCCGGCAGTCGCGGCCCGGATTCTAATCGACTACGTCCGGAGTCACGGCATCGACGTCTGGGCGGCGCGCGGCGATTGGCTTAAGGTGCGGAAGCTCGTCAACGGGGGGACGAATGGCTGGGAATACTTCGGCGGTCCGAAGGGCGTCGTCTGGAAATTCCTCGAGCTGGCTTACGCGAAATAAGTGGGACTGGTATTTTCCGGTACTGCTTAACTACCCTTGCTAAACACGCTCAGTCTCCCGGTTACGGCGTGAGTTTACCCTTTTGGGCGGAGCAGGGGGAAGGCTTGACCATCAGGCTTCCGATTCCGCTCGCGCGGCGTTATTTTGCCCCGGTGGTCATTTTACCAGAAGCCTCCAGCGCTGCCTTCGCATAGCACGGGTAGCAATACTCGTCTAGCTTGTCGTAATGCTCCGCGCACTTGCCGAGAGCTGCCCACGCATCGCACGGCTGACGCGCTATGTATTCGAGCGCCGGGAGGGCGCGGACAGCGCGCCGCATCCAGCGGAGAGCCTGCTCCGAGATGATCGCGGGATAAGCTGCTTCAGGCACTTCGGGCATTAGATCATCCCCGCTGCTTGGAGCATGGCGACATAGTCTTCGTCTGGTGTCGGCGGCGGTGGCGGGAGGATTGCCTTTTGCCACATATCGAACAAGACAGCCATGTCTACGTAATAGAGCCCGTCACGGTCCGTCTTATTCTTGACGAAGGGGAAGATCAGCGACAGGTCTCGAAGAGAACGCTCGACCGCTTTGTATTCCTCCTTCGGATAGCAGAGCTTCTGAGGATTCACGGCATACCAGACAGCGCCCGGCCCCCAGTAGCGGCGGCGCTCATTGGTCAGGAGGACATCCAGAACGGCTAGGTCGAGGTCGGTCACTTCCCCTTCTCCTTCATCTTCTCGATCGCGTCCATTAGCGGATCTGGCTCCGCGCAACCGCCCTCGATGAAGCACCTAAACTCTTCCTTGACGAGTCGGCACTCAGCCCGCGCCTGGTCTATTGCACGCGCCACCATCGGCGCGATACGTTCGCCTTCGGTGTAATCAATGCCACGATCTTCAAAGACGCTTTCTATCTCACCTATAGCCTCTTGAAGATTGGCGACATCAGCCCGCGCCTCGTCGCGCTCTTTTGCGAGTATGTCGATATTGTCGAGTAGGATTGTCAGCTCGGCTTCGGCGTGAGTGAAGTCGAGCGCGCGTCCGGCGTCGATCGCTGGCGAGCGCTCCAGCTTCCGCAGCTTATAAATGGCTTTCTCGAGCGCGTTCCTGAATTCGCTCATTTGTCCGCCTTCTTCGCGTGGAACTTCGCGATCTCGCGCTGCATGCCGGCGACCTTCCGCTCGAGTTGCGCGACCTTGTAGTCTAAGATGCTCAGCCTCCGCTCGACCGGCGCTTCCGGCTTCGCCATCACGCCCAGCGCGCCGAATCCGAGGATCATTAATGCTCCGAATATCATTGATTTCATTGTTCGCTCCTTTACCAGTAGGTACAGTCTTTAGCAAGTCCCGAGCCGTGACAGCACGGGCACTTGCCGACCTCGCCGGCATCGACTCCCATGCTCCAGTCACAGTTATTAACCGGGTCGTCGAGGTCGATGTCTACTCCGGCGATCAGATAGCCGTCGCCGCCACATTGCCAGCACTGATCGCGCTCGTCGTCGCTGCAATAGTCGAAGTCGTCGTCGGTCTCCATCTCAAGTGCTCCACAATCGCAGGGTAATTGCTAACACGCTCATTTGCTGTATTGATTCCTTTTCGGCTGCTTCCTTTTCCCCGTCTTCCAGTGGTGTCGCGAGTGGCAACTTGCGCAAAGCGTTTGGAGATTGGACAGGTTGCCGTTTGTGTAATCTCCATCCATGTGATGTACATGCAGCTTCTCGACAGCACCGCAATGCTCGCATGCGGGTCCTCGGTAGTGCTGTGCGCGATGCTTGTGTGCAGAATACGAGGCGTCAGGCTTGCGCCTTGCAAAGCGTGAGCACTTGTCTGAACAAAAGCGACGACGCTTATAAAAATACGGCACCAACTTCCGGCGGGGTATTAGTTCGCCGCAAGATTCGCAGTAGCGCGGAGACACAGGCTGGAGCGGCCTCTGCTTCATGGCTTTCTCCAGCCATTTGCGTCTTTGCACGTCGCGAAGTGCGAGACGTGCCGCTTGTGATCGAAGTGCAAGTCGTCGCCAAGTTCTACCGTCTCGGCGTTAACGGGAACGTTCTTGCCCGTGCTGCTCTTCATCCACAAAATTTGATACCCGCAACTGCGGCATTGTGACGGCGTTAATTTTTCGGTCATCTCCCCTCCTCTGCAAACAGCGCATTGCAAGCGCCGTTAAGCGCGAACCCCGGCGCCTTCTCCGAGCGCCCTTGATACTTCCGGTCAATGACGCAGTACCAGCGCGTCAACGATTCCTTGAACTCGACGGAGTGACCGCGCATTCGAAGGAATGCCACCGTCTCGCGGTGCGAGAGGCTCAGCTCCTTTGGGTCGCTCATGCGCTCTCACCTTCGCCCTCGGCTACAGGGAAGATACTCAACTGCCCGCCGCTCTCGGCGGCTCGCTGAAGGTGCCCGCATGCCACCTTCCAGTAACTGTCCTTCAGTTCGATTCCGACGAACTGACGCCCCTCGCGCAGAGCGACATATCCTTCCGAGCCGATGCCAGCGAACGGAGATAACACGAGGTCCTTGGGATTCGTCCAGAGCTTCAGAGCCCGCTCAATCACTCCAAGCTGTAACGGGCAGATATGCTTTTCGTCGTCATCGTCGCGCGCCTCTCGGAATTCGAGCGTATCCGATGCGTTGATGTCGAACCAGACAGGCGACGCGTATCGCTGCCAGAGTGCCACGGGAAAGGTCTCATTCGTATGTGTAATGCGATCTGGATTGTCACCGGGCGCCCGCATCGTGACCAGGTAATCTGGTATCCCCTGCCGACACATAGCGCTGTCCTTCTTTAGCTGCTTGTGTAGCAAACCGAGCGCCTTCGTGCGATGGACTGCCGTAACTGGATCTTTCCAGATGACCACCTCCGAGTGATATATCCAGCCAGCGGCCATAAACATCTGGATCAGGAGCCCCCGGAAGTCCGTCAAGCCTATGACGCCGTCTCGCATCTTAGAGGTTGGCAGATTCATGCAATGGAACGACAGTAGCCGTCCCGGCTTCGTCACGCGCAGCAATTCCGGGACCAGGAACTTGAAATGTTCGTAGAATTCGCTATGCGTGCGCGCATTCCCCATATCGCGCTCTGAATTCGAGTAAGCATACAGATTCGCGAATGGTGGCGAAAAAATGGTGTAGTCAATCGAGTGGCTTGGTATCGTCTGGATGACCTCAACGCAGTCGCCTAGATTCATCGTCCAGCCGCGCCCGGTCGCCGTCCTCTCTTCATACGCGCAGTCATCCCGCTGGGCGCCTGACACGTTCTCTATCATGTTTTCTTTCATGCTCTCCACCATTGCCGCTGCCATGCGCTTCGCGTCCTCCTCTTTCCGTTCTATGTTCCTGAGTACCGCGCGCTCCGTGTCACTGATAACGACGTAGCAGTTAACCGGCTTCGTCTGCCCGAAGCGCCAGCATCGCCGCAAAGCTTGATAGAACTGCTCGTAAGAATCCGAGAGTCCGAAGAAGACGACGTTATTGCAGTGCTGCCAATTCATGCCCCACCCGCAGATCGACGGCTTACTTATCATGCGCTTGAACTCGCCGGCAGCGAATCCGAGCATCCGACCTTTCTTATCTTCAAGAGAATCAGAGCCAGCTATTTGAACGGCATCCGGGAGCAACTCCTCAATGAGATCGCCCTCGGCGTTAAGATTGCACCAAATAAGCCACGGCTCTTGGCTCTTCTTCACGAGATCGGCGACCGCCTGGGCGCGTAATTCAATGGTAGCCTTACGTGCGTCCCGACGTTCCGCGAGTGTCTGCGCCTCTAGATTGAACAGGAGTCCCCGCTCATGCGCTGCCTCATTGTCGGACTCAACGACAATATGCTTGATGCGTAGGTCCGGCAGTATGAAGTTCTCGTCAGAGAATCCGAGATCGCTCGGCTTTTGAATCATCACCGCCCATGATGCGACCCACTTCCAGAAGGCTCCGGCGCCGTGTCCTTTGAGCGCCCATTGCTGCGTCTCGCCTCCGTCATGCACGAAGAAGGTAGCTAACATCTCGGTTCGAGTCATGATGCCCAAGAACTCGGCATGATTCCCTAATTCCATATAGTCATTTGGCGCCGGCGTAGCGGTGCAAGCGAGCCGGTATGGCGTCTCCTGGAAGGCTTCAATTAGTCGCGTGCGCGTCTTTCCGTCGAATGCTTTCAATATGCTGGATTCGTCCAGCACGACGCCGGCGAAGTCAGCGGGATTGAAGTGCTCGAGCATCTCGTAATTAGTGATGACTATCCGGTCCGGAGCATGTCCGGTCCGGTCATACACGAGCGGAATGTCGAAGCGGGCGCCCTCCATCACGGTCTGCTCTGCGACCGCAAGCGGAGCGAGGATCAGCACGCGCCCCAGTATATGGCGCGCCCATTCCAATTGCATAAGCGTCTTACCCATGCCACAGTCGGCGAAGATAGCAGCGCGTCCGCGCCTTAACGCCCATCGGACGATTACGTTCTGGAAATCAAACAGTTGGGATTGCAGAGCTTCCGCTGGCTCAATGCCGGTCGGAGGCTGGACGATAGCTTTACCCGCTAGGAAGTCTTGATATGTTCTCACTGCTTATACCCCAGTTGCCGAAGCAGCCAGCCCCGCTCTTCCCAGTCCTTCGGTGACGGATTCCACTCGTCCATACCGAGCGAGCGGACGAAGCGCCGCGACTCCGGGCTCGGCACCGCCTCCGGCATCGTCGCGATCGCTAGGCAGATCGCGGAGACCGCTAACAATACTTGGATCTTTCGCGCGCTCATTCCGTCACCCCAGTCGGATCGAACGTGTAGTCGGTTGGCGGCGACTGCGCGATGGGCGGGCGCACTGGATGATTCCGGGTGAAATTCTCGATATAGCGACGGATCGCTTCTCGCACGAGATCGGACCTCGTCCGGTGCTCAGCCTGGGCGATCTCATCCATGCGCTCGAGCATGGGTGAAGGTATGGCGATCAGAATCTTTCGTGGCATTGTCCTAACTCCCCTCTAGTCTTCTGGTGCATATCCGCTCTCGCCGCGCTTATATTTGCTTGGCTTCGCGGGCTCGGCCGGTGGCCGAAAGTTGTATTCGAGATCGAAGAATCCCGCATACTCTGGAACGAACTTTATGTAGGCCGTGTCTTTCGGACCGTTCCGCTGCTTCAAGATGATCGCCTCGGCGACTTCCTTCGGCCAGGTCTCGTCATACTCCGCATGCTGATGGAGACCGATCACGAGGTCGGCGTCTTCTTCGATCGCGCCGGACTCCTTCAGGTCGAACAAAGTCGGGCGCTTATTCGGCCGCCTGCCGGTCTCTCTATTGAGCTGCGAAAGGGCGACGACTGGAACCCCCCAGCGCTTCGCGCAGCGCTTAAGCGCTTTCGTACATTCCGACAAGAACTCGTGCCGTTTTTGTGTCTCTGGTCCGCTCATCAATTGCAAGTAGTCGACGAAGACCGCGGCTACCTTCTTCCCCTGCGCGAAGAGCTTATCGACAGCCGCCTCGATGCGAGCGACCGACATGCCACTATCGTCGAAGATATCGATCGGAAGTCGCGAGAACTTGTCCGTCGTCACGACCAGGGCGTCCGCCTCTTCCTTCGTCAACTTCCCGGACCGGAGCGAATTCCCGTTGATACGTCCTATGCGGGCCATGAATCGCTCGCCGATCTCCCGGCTCGTCATCTCCAAACTAAAGAACGCGACGCGCTGGCGTAGCACGCTTGCTATATGCTCCGCCACTCCGACCGCGAAGCCGGTCTTCCCGACGCTCGGTCTCGCCGCGATAATGATCAAGTTCCCTGGATGGAATCCATACGTCAAGGATTGCACCGCCCCCAGCCCGATCGGGATGCCGCTCGGACCTTTCTCCGTGCGGTCGAGAATATCGTTAAACACTGAATGAGCTAACTCCTCAGTGGAGAGATGCCCATCGCCGAGCGCACGCTTCGCGAGTTCCTGGAGCTTCATCCCGGCAATGGTCAGCACCTCTTCGGAGCCGTCCGCTTCGAGTTCGCCCTGGTGTAACTCTTTCCCGAGCGTCCGGATTCCGCGACGGACAGCCATCTCCTTGATCTCTCTCGCATAAAACGGGATCAGGGACGGCGGTCCGCCAACGGTGCAAAGTTCGGTCAGATACGCGCGACCGCCGACAAGATCCAATTGCTCCGCGCCGCGTAAATACTGCGAGACTGTGCTCGGATGGATCGGGTCGTCAACTGATCGAAGGTCTATCATCGCTTGATAAATGAGTCCGTGAGTCTTCCGATAAAAGTCGCTAATTTCCAAGTCGCCGGCAATTGCCGACAGCGCGTCCGGGTCTGTAAATAGGGCGCCTAAGAGCAACTGCTCGCAGTCCGTCGCCTCTGGTGGCAGGGGTTGGCCGTTCCCGTTGTCGTCTGACACCGCTCATCAATCCTTATCCCTCGAAGTCCCCGCCCGGTGCTATGTAATCGTCGATCCAGCTCGCGAGCGCAACCACGATCGCGATGACAACGGCCGCTAATAACCACGTCGTCATGATTCGCCTTCCTTCCATGTGTCGCGGATCGCGTCATAAGTGGCGTCATATACTGCGCTCTTAATCAGCCAATAAACACTCGCGACGAACAAGCATCCAGCGGAAATACAAAGCACGAAGTCTTGAATCATTCGTCTGACTCCAGGAACTCAACAATTAATAACCAGGGCGCGCCGACAGCCAGGCAGACGGGAATAACATCTGTGATGAGCGAAGCAATGCGAGTGAGTGACGTGTTAGCCCGCCTCGGCAGAGCGATCGAAAGGATCGAAGCCGAGCAAAAAATTAGACACCGCTTGATCGACGAGATGATCGTCGCCAGTTTAAACATTGGACTCACCGCTCTCGCTACTTCGGAACCCGCTCCCCGCCCTCGTCGGCGAAGCGATCGGCTGTGACTTCAACCCATTTTTAAT